TCTGCAACTTCTTCTACAGGGACGTAACTATCTAACTCACTCATTTTTTTCTCCGTACAGTTATCGTGTACTCGGTATCCGCGTTCAACCCCGGCGGATGTAGGTCGGGGTTCTCCTCAAGAAACTGCTTCATGTTGCCTTGGTGTAGCCGTTTCTCTAGTAAATCTACCGCTTCGTTGTCCACGATAAACTTGTTCATAGCCTCCCAGTCACTCGTCCAAAAGCGGCTCCTCTGTGAGCGCCAGAACGTACCAGAACTAGTTTTAACAGACTCAACCCCAGCGGTTTTACAGTAGTCTAGTAGTTCTGCTTTTACTGTGTCTAAGTAGGTGTTGAATTCCTTCTCCTTGGCGGCAAACTCAGTAGCAAGTTCGGCCTTCTGATCACGTATCTTTACGTATACAGAAACGAGGCGGTCAAGCGTTCCCACAACATCATCTGTCATGTTAGTGTTCTCCATATTATAGTTATGTTCTATGTAATATAGTGGAGTTTAATCTATAGTTCAAGTATATCTTGATATAAATCTATCATTTTCGTATGCACGTTAATTCGCTCGTCCAGCATCCTGTAAATACGTTTCTCTACGTTAGAGCCTTCTAGTTGAACTACGGTACAGGGGTGGTTCTGCCCCGTCCTGTGTACCCGTGCATTGGCCTGAGCGTAGGTCTCCAGTGAAGAGGTCGGCCCCCACCACACAATTGTGTTAGCTGCTGTAAGTGTTACCCCATGCGCGGCAGCTTGAGGTTGGATGATCAGGACACGGGGGTCAGAGGTTTCTTGGAACTGTTTAAAGATAACTGTGCGCTTGTTGGCGCTAACCTCACCCGATATAACGGCATTTGTAATACCGTCTTTAGCTAATTTTTCTTTAAGGATACTTATGACATGCTTAAAGGGTACAAAGATTAACACCTTTTGGCTCGATTCATCTATAACCTCACGCAGGACTTTATACCGATTCTTAACATCGAACTCTACCGTCTCGCCAGTATCGGTATAGACCGCACCACAGGAAATCTGCAATAACTTGTTCATGTTAACCGCCGCATTAGCCGCAGTAATCTGCTCACCTCCTGCAACAGCCATCATCTGTTTACGTAGAAGCTCATAGTATTTCTTTTGCTGAGGGGTCAAAGCTACCTCACGTTTAACGTAAGTCATCTCAGGTAAGTCTAAACACTGTTCTTTAGTAAAACGTATTGCAGGTTGTAAGGCATCAAACACTACAGTAGTTGCGTTAGGTTTTGGTGCCCACTTAAACTGCGTAACTTTGCGCATAACCATTTCACGGAAAGCCCCGAAGAACTTAGGTACTTGCTTAGGATTGACAATCTTAGCTAGGCCGTAAGCATCTACTGGCGATTGAGCAGCAGGTGTGCCTGTCATCAACCAAAGCCATGTGTGCGGCTGTATAATACTAGCCAGTACTTTCCAACGTTTGGACTGCGCGTTCTTGTAGTGTGTAGCCTCGTCTATGATGATTAAATCGAATCCACCGTTAGCTATAGTATCTTTCACTATCTCTACACCGTCATAGTTAATAATGACGTACTCAGTATCGCTATCTATTATTTCTTGACGCTTCTGCTTAGCCCCATGCGCGATGTCCACAGTACGGTGCATAGCAAAATTAAATAGATCAGCACGCCAAGCAGAATCCATGATAGAGAGGGGGCAGATAATTAGTACGCGCTTAATTATTTTCTGTTGTATTAAGAAATCAGAAGCCCATATAGCTGATGCAGTTTTGCCTGTGCCTTGCTCATTAAAGCAGAAAGACCTACGGTTCATAGTTAGAAAGGACGCTGTAGTTTTCTGATGCTCGAAAGGTTTATACCGTCCGGGCCAATCGTACTTACCTAAGATAGGTGAGGGTACGTCACGGATGTTTAAGTTCCGCAGTACTGTAGCCTCGTCTACACCCCATTTAACTAGTACATTGTAGGCACTATCGCTAACTAATCGGCTATTAGGTATAGCCGCAGTCACTTTTTCGGGATGACGAAGCCGCAGAGCTAAGCCTCTGTTGTCTACTATTTGCATGTTATGTCTCTTATTACTTACGTCTTGAAGGTTTCTTAACTGTACTCTTTGTAACCTTACCCCCAGTGTTTGCAGTAGCTGTTTTCTTACGTGGCTTACGCGCACGGTTGGTGCTGGAGTTTTCTATTGTTACACCGTCGGCGTTACTACCACCTCTACTCAACGCTACGTTGTGGCTAACGTCTTTACCCTCGCGCTTATCAGCCTTACCGTTGTTGTTTTTATCTACTCCTTTTTTATCCACCGCACGTCTAGCACGCTGCCGCTCCATTCGAGCTTCAAACGCTGGACTCCCAACAGGGCTATTTACTTGCTTCTTTCTAGGCATCTCTATCTCCTTCCGTTATGCGGACATTCCAACACTATACAATGAGCGCGACAAAGACCTGTAGGCTTGGGGTTCCATACATCTACCTCAAACGCTTTCTCTATCTTGCCGTACTCCGCTAACCACTTAGCCCATAACTCAGACTCTCGGTCTATGCTATAGGTCTCTGTAATAAATGCGTTGCATACAACGAACAGCAACCCACCCTTTACTATCTTAACTTCGGGGTAATGTTTGAACACTGCCAAAGCCATCAACTCTAACTGTCCTTTATCTGCGTACTTAGCAGACTTACCTGTCTTGTAGTCTATTACTTTAGCTACACCTGTTTCTTTATCTAAGACAATTAAGTCAGCTACGCCTCGGAACCATACGTCTTTATCGAAGAACCCACAGGCTTTAAGATTTTCTGTAAGACCCATCTTTAACTCACAGAGTTTCTCGCCTTTCATACCCTTAATCTTATCTAGCGCAGCTAACGCATAGTCAAACCTTGGGTCTAGTTCAGGTACGTCACCGCGTACGTATACTTCTGCCGCTGCGTGAAACTCATTACCGTAAAGGATAGCTTCGGTATTAAAATCTTCTTTGTAGTCCTTAGCTACCTTAGTGTGGTAATACTTCTTCGGGCACTGATCGAACGTTTTTATGCTGCTAAAAGACCATGCGGGTTTACCCATGCTGTGCATTCTCCGTAATTTTTACCTGTATCAACGTCACCAGTCAGGGGCAGACCAGCCGCCCAATCGGGTGTCCATCGCATACATTTAGCGACGTAGGACGCTGCTTCGTCCACTTCTTCGTCACGTACACAGCATATCACAGAGTCATGTACGGTAAGTAAAACACGGTACTTCTTTGAAAGCATTAGCATTTGGTCTGACATCACGCAACGAGCTATAGCTTGGCATACGTTCTCTATAACTTTACCGCCGTAGATATTGACCCTACCTCTGCGTGTCTTGTACGAGAACTGTAACCCTCGTTCTTCTTCTTCAGCCTTTAAATCTTCATAGCGCATGATTAAGCCAGAGGGTAAACGTATACCGTTAACTTCTGGTCGCACACTTAGCACCCCGCCTTTACCTAACCCGTACCTATCTCCTTGGTACATACCCATCAAAACGTTTTGGGCTTGCCTCCATAAGTTTGTAATGTCGCCGTTAGCTGAGCGATACACATCTATAATACGTTTACATTCGTCTGCCTCTACCTCAACTCCCATACCTTTAAGCTGATCTTTAAACCTAACGGAACCCATACCGTAACCTGCACCTAAGATGGTGGTCTTACCGATGAACCGTTCGGCGGCGCTTATATCTGCTTCCTGCTTACCGTATATAGAACCTGCCATTTTCTTATACACGTCTTCACCCCGGGCAAAAGAGTTAACTAGGTTAACTTGTTGTGCTAGCCAAGCCAACACGCGGGCTTCTATCTGTGCAGAGTCAGCTTCAATTAAAGTGTGACCGTCAGGGGCGCAAATACATGCTTTCAGTACCTTGGCGTTCGGTCCACGAGAGGGTAAGTTCTGTAGGTTTATCTTGTCAGAGCCGCCCCATCTACCTGTGTGCGCAGCGTAGTATCGAATAGGTGCAGGCATCGTCCCCCGTACTCCTATACCGATGAACCGCTCGGTGCGTGTCTCTTCTAACGTACTCTTCAAACCTATTCGTGCAGCTACTAGGGCTTGTACTCGCGTGTCGTCGTGTTCTTGCAATGCTTTAAAACCTTCATCGCTCTTAGCAAACGCGAATGCTTCCTTGCCGGTACGTGCACTTATCTTAGTAGGGGGGGTTACTCCCAGTGACTTTAGTGCCACTGCAAACTTCGGGTTAGACATCAGTTCTTCTCTATCCCACACTCATCTAATAGTTTTTCTTTCTGCTCTTTAAGTGTATCGAGATGGTCCAGCAGTCTAGCAGTATCTAGTTCTAGTAAGGGTTCGATAAACATGCGCAGAGTCATGTCTATCACTTTAAGTTCTTTCTTAGGGAATACTTTTAGGAATATATCGAACAGCTTATAAGTAAGCTCGGTATCCTGTATACAGTAGTCTCCGTAACTGGAGAGGTCTTCCTCTGTAAAATCTGCACGGTGTTTACCCAGTGCGTTACCTACTTCGTCACCCTTCTCGCCTATCTCGTATAGGTCTGCTAGGAATTTGAGCGACCCACCCACCTCTGTACCATGCAAAGCACGCCCCATACATAACGTATCAAGGAACAGCTTAGGATGTATGTCGAATACCCAACTAAGAATAGCACCATCAAACATAGTGTTATGAGCCAGTACAGCACAGTTTGCCCAGTCGTAATTATTGTGTAGATAATCTTTAAGGGCACTATGATCTCCGCTTAACCAAGATGTTTCGCCGTTGTTTACCTTAACTGTTAGCCCTATCACTTCAAACTCAGGGCTGCGTATGTACTCTTCAGTCGTTAGCTTACGTAGAGAAAACTGTTTATCATAATAGGTTTCAAAATCTATTGTTATTATGTCCACTACTCTGATCCTTGTCTCTTGTACACCCGCCCACTACAAAGTAAGTAGGTCTTTCCGTTAACCTTTAGCCGCATGACCCGCGACCCTACTTCTAATTCAACCGGCTCATTTAATAAAACTCCGTCATGGGTAGCGTGGTTAACTAAGATTTGAAACCTTGTATCGCTTAAGTCACCAAGTCTTGGGTTGGATTTAGTCATCTTTATTCTCTTACCCTTCACGGTCTTCCAATAGTGCACATTCCGTTTAGATGTTTCGATTGCCCAAACGTCTATACGTTTTCCGGTTTCTGAATTACGCATTCCTGAAGTGTCGAACCCGTGTACAAGTCTAAGCCCGTTACTACCTGTTGTT